AGGCCCGTAGTCCACCACATCCCACGGCTGAATATCCATTTTCTTATAGTGATCACCACCCACTTGCGTGGCATTCGCCGCTTTTACTCTTGGCTTCAACCCTACGGGATACGATGCAAGAATCTCTGCATCACGCAACTGCTGCCGCACGCGCTCGTTCTCAACGCCCAACTCTTCCATCGTCTCGTTCTCACACCATTTTTCTTGCTTCACTTTACCTTTCTCCTCGTTCAGTTTTACATTTCTCAGGTGGATGTACACGTTCAATAGTACGCGGCCTTCCGCCCGCGGAACCGCCACTCATCGTCGTACTCCTTGTCCATCGCCGTGCCGATGAACCCACCCGAACGGAACCTTGCAAGTGCGAGGGACACACAGTCCACCAAGTCGTCATTTCTACCTGCCGGGAAGGACGCTACCTCGTCAATCACCTCTTCCGCCCACCGTTTCTCCGGCGACCAGACCTTTCCCGAGGCAAATATGTCCGCGATCGCATTGAGTCGAGTGATCTTGTCATTGCCCTTGCTCGGCGTGAACTCCTGCACCGGAATACCCATTCGCCGCAATTCGTAGATCAGTGGCGCTCCCGAAGCCTTCTTTTCGATAATCACCGCGTCAGGCTCCCATTCTTGGTACAGCTCGAGCGTTTTCGCTTTGAGTTCGGGGAATTCGAGGCGCTCGCGCCAAGAGTTTAAGAGGATCAGGTTCGGTTGCCCTCCGTCCTCGTCGTTTTCGAATACACCGAATATGACCGCGGCGCTGTAGTCGGCAGAGGTCTTTTTTTCAAAGGCTGTATCCATCGCCATGATGATGAAGTCTACAGAGGGTGGTTTTTCTCTGGGCCACGTGTTCCACCACTCCCGCTTGATGATCGCATTGGACTCTGAGGTGGGCTCCTGCTGATACTGGGCCATCCACTTCCCGTTCGGCAGTTCCTGCCGTATGGCTTCCAGTTCTTTCAGCGGCCAGAACTCAGGCCAGAGGGGTTTACCCGAGGGGAGAATGGCAGGGAACTCAATCACCTCCCATTTATCGCCACCTCTGGTGGCCGACGCTTCGAGGACCTGCCCCGTGAGGTCACGGAGTGACCATCGCGTCATAACGATGATTATGGCACCGCCCGGTTGTAGTCGCTGCCGGGGACCCGATGTGTACCACTCAAATACTTTGTCGTAGATCTCGGGGTTGTGTTGAGCGAGTACTGCCTCTCCTTCTGAGTGGGGGTCGTCAATGATAAGTAGATCAGCACCCCTACCAGTAACGGTACCACCAACACCACTAGCAAAGTACTCACCGTTGTAATTAGTGTTCCAACGCCCCGCCGCCTTGGAGTCGGTTCGGAGTTCAACTTCGGGGAAGATTTTTTTGTACTCATTGCTATCTACAAGGTTTCTGACTTTTCTACCGAAGCCCTCAGCGAGCTCCGCTGTGTTTGAAATCTGCATGACCTTCTTCTTGGGGAATTTCCCCAATATCCATGAAGGCAGGAGGTAAGAGGCAAATTCGGATTTCGTGTGACGCGGGCCCAGATTGATGATCACCCTCTTCTTCTCGCCGCGGGCCACCGCCTCGAACAGTTTCGCTATCCTTCGGTGGTGAGCGCCCGATATGAAGTCCGGCCATACCGCTTTTACGTAGGAAATAAAGTCATCCTGCGCCTGTGTACGCACTTTTCGAGTGTGCAGCTCGTCGATGAGCCCTAATATGCGCATCTTCTCCCCCTTGGGGGCGTTTTTCAGCAGCTCTTCTATCTGTTCCGGCGTCAGGTCCAGCATTTAGATGCGCTCCGCCTTCCCTTCGATCACTTTTTCACCGGAAAACCGCTTTATGGCACTCAGAAGTTCCTTTTCGAGGTCTGCCGTAGCCAAAGTGTTGATGTTTATCTCCGTTTTCTCGGTTGCGAGCCCGACTACAGAGGATTTAGCGAGCGAATCGAGTGCAGGCTTGCTGATTTTTGGGTCTGGATCGAGTGAAAGCTCGAAATACTTGTACATCACATAGTTCTGCCACTGATCCTGAGTGGCAGGCATGACAAAATTGAACCGATCGAGCTGACTTTTGAAGAATCTCTCAGCCGCATAGCTGGGCGGGGGGCTGGTGTTCTCGGGTATGGTGGCCTTCTGGGCCAGCCACTGCTTATCTTCAGTACTCAGAGGCACTTCCTTGTCGGAAGGAAGGGTTCCCGCTTTAAAAGTTTCACGAGCGAAAACTTCACTCATGGGGCAACGTGCGTCCAAAGGAAGCGGATGCCCCTCTTCGGCACCGTCAGGTGCCCAATCGTCCAACTCAAAATATATATTGTCCATCGCAGGTCACACGAAGTACCAGAAGGCATGAAGATAACACGGTGTGAAGAGGGTTTCAAAATTTTGCTAGAAATTTTTTGGCCTTGGATGGGACCCAAAGGATTATAAATTTTTAGGGGTAAGAGGGGGTACCCTTAGCGATACGCCGTGGCTCAGGAATTTTGGATTTGAACGTGCGGATTTGAGTTAATGTGGGAGCGTGGGACTCCGCTGGCTGAGGGGGGCCTCCCGCCCCCGTGGGGTCGCTGGCTGGAAGCCAGTAGAATCTGGGACTTGACAAGGCTAGACATTTGTGGCACGCGCGCTTCATTCTTCCGCTCGGAACGCGAACTTCATAGGCTATGAAGTTAGACAAGGGTTGACATGATTAAACACTAGGCGTAGACTTCAAACCGTGGAAGGCAAACACGCCAACCACCGAGCCTTCGGGCTTCGCTCTTTAACAAACTGAATGGAGATTAAGATGGCAGCATCTAAAAAAGCTGTAACTTTAACTGAAGCCCAAATGGGCTTTCTGCAAGGTGCAACCAAGGCGGTTTCGGCGCTGTTAAGCGCTGAAACCAAGGGTAAGGCGGACGTCAAGGCGCTGAAGGACTCAGTAGCTAAGGCTATCGCGGTTCACAAGACTGAGATTAACCTTAACCTCAAAGGGCTTAAAATGACTGGCTACAAGTGGACTGGAACCGTCCGCAATAATCCGGTTGCCCGAGCCTTTTACGATGCTTTCATAGCATCTGGTCAAGTCGAGTCTACGGCGAGCAATTTGGTATCAGCGGTTAAATGCTGTTATACCGGGAATGTAGGGGCTAATACCGTGTTCCATGATGGACTGGAAGTCCGCACCTTGGAACTTAATGCCATCAAAAAAGGAACCAAGTTCTACGGTTTGCTTGATGGTAAGCCCGTAACAGTCGATCGCGGGGACGTTTCTTGTGCCAAGAGCATCCTCAAGGCTATGGAACAAGAGCGCTTCATGGGCGTAATGGAAGGTTTCTTGCGGGGTCTTGGTGCGGATACCAAAAAAATCTCGCATGATGAAATCGCATCAGTCCTTCAAAAGGCTCTGGTAGACCAAAAAATTGCCATCGTGAAAGACGGCAAGACAACCGCGCTATGAGGTTCATCATCTACATGGTGCTAATGACGGGGCTTTATATCCTCACTCATTCCTGCACCACATACTAACCACCGGGGCCCGCAAGGGCCCCATCTTCTCTTAGCCCGTCACGTTCGCGTGACGGGCTTTTTTGTGCCTGTCGCTAGGTGAGCCTAGCCTCCGTCCGTTTCGCGCCCTGACAGCCACCACACGAAGCCAGTAGTTAGGGCAAGGGGCGTCAGGGATGAGACGCGGGGCAACGGGCGCGGAGCCAAACTTCATAGCCTATGAAGATATACAGGTGGAAGCCAGTAGGACGGCAAGGGGCGTAAGGGGCGAAACTTCATAGGCTATGAAGTTTGGTGATTAAAAGACATGAACCCACACAGGGCGCGAGGGCTATGATGAAATAAATGATAAGGGGAGAATCGCGGGAATTGGCAGGAGGACGTTTATCCTCACGGACCCAGCAGGGGCAGGAGCTGTGTCGTCTATCTATCTATATAATAAAAAGATTAGTAGTAGTAGTATATCCCCTAGCTCGAGCTTTTCCCCCTTTTTCTGCCCCTCCCTTCCTCCCGTTCTATCTGTCTCTCTATATCCGCATACCAAAGCACACGATCCGTTTATCAGCGTAACACTCACCCACACCAAACACACCCCACAAGCCCTGTCGCCTGTAAATGACCGAAATTCAATTTCCCAAATTCTCCCCGGTGTGTTTATAATGTCAGTCACCACGCGCCCTACAGAGGAGCAGACCGCTTTATCGCCCGGCTGGCGTGGCCTGTAAGACTTACCCCTACCCTATGAGGACCAAAATGAGCGCCGAACCCCTTACTCCCTCTTCCCTGCTCTCCTTTCCCGATGAGACAATCTTCGT